ATGGGGGCATCGATGCTTACCGACGCTCAGGTCCGCAAAGCGCAGCCGAGGGAAAAGGACTATAAACTCGCCGACGAAAAGGGCCTTTACCTGTTCGTCACCACCAAAGGATTTAAGAGCTGGCGCTATAAATATCGCCACGCCGGGAAAGAGCATCGGCTGACCTTCGGAGCATATCCCGAGGTTTCGCTCGCCGAGGCGAGGCACAAGCGTGACGACGCTCGCCGCCAGTTGCGCGATCATCAGAACCCGGCGACCGAACTGCGCAAAGCGAAGCTGGCGAGCATCGAGCGCGCCGGATTGACCTTCGAGAAGCTGGCCCGCGCATGGCATGAGAATGAGAAGGGCCGTTGGGCCGAGGTCCACGCCTATGACGTCCTCAACAGCCTCCAGCGCGACGTCTTTCCCGAGATCGGCAGCATGCCCATTCAGGAGATCGATGCCCCCACTGTGCTGGCAACCCTCCGCAAGATCGAGCGGCGCGGGTCCATTGAAACGGCCCGGCGCATCCGACAGCGCATGTCCGCAGTCTTCGTCTATGCCATCTCGGAAGGCGTCGGGGACAGCGATCCGGCCGCGATCGTCACCAAGGCGCTCAAGCCGCTTCCCAAGAAGGGCAAGCAGCCTGCCCTCACCAACATTGAAGAATGCCGCCAGTTGATCATCGACAGCGAGGCGTCGGGCGCTACGCCGGTCGTGAAGCTGGCTTCACGCCTGCTCGCGCTCACATCGGTGCGGCCGGGCGTCGTGCGTGGCATCGGCTGGGATGAATTTGAGGATCTGGAGGGGGACGAGCCAATCTGGCGCATCCCCGCCGCTCGCATGAAGCTGGCGCTGCACAAGAAGGACGAAGAAGCGTTTGAGCACATCGTGCCGCTCTCTCGCCAGGCCGTGGACGTCATTGTCCAGACGCGGCGGCTGACCGGACGCTGTCCACTGGTCTTCCCCTCGATTCGGCACAGTCACCAGCCGATGAGCGAAAACGCGATCGGTTACCTCTATAACCGGGTCGGCTATCATGGTCGGCATGTGCCTCACGGCTGGCGCGCGGCGTTCAGCACCATCATGAACGAATTGCATGACCGCGCGTGGCGAGCGGCTGGGCATCAGGATGCTTCACCCGATCGCGCCATCATCGACCTGATGTTGTCGCACGTCCCGCAGAACAAGGTGGAGAGCGCTTATAATCGCGCCGCCTATATGCCCCGCCGTCGAGAGATCGCCCAAGAATGGGCTGACCTGCTGATGGACGGCGTCATGGGGGCGAAGAACCTTTTGAGGGATTGAAGCCGCCGACGCGCTTGCGTGCCGCGATAGCGGCGAGCAGGCTGGCCTACCTGAAGGGGAATGATTCGGTGCTGGTACAGATTGATGTTGAACCGCGCGGCGGTGCCTATGTAGATCCTTCCGCCGTGGTGGCTATCGTCCCCCGCCCGGACCAGTCCGGATGCTGGGTCATGATGAAGGGAGGTCAGAGGATTGTCTTCCCTGGCGACATTGAGCAGGCTCATCATCAGCTGTTTGAGATGGAGCGTGGTGATCCGGAGGGCCCTCGCGAGCCCGGCCCGCGCATCGTATCCGACGAATTATCTGGACGGCACCTGTCGTTCGGCATGCCGTTCGACACGAACACCCGGGGCCTTGGCGTGGCGGTCTACATGGACGTTATGTCGGACGACGATCCCGATGAGGGCAGGCCATCAAGGAAGATTTGCCAAATGCTTCTTCCCCTGCGCGAGCTACGGCGGGTATTCGATTTGCTAGAGGCGGAGATCGCCAAGGATGCCGCTGAGTGATTGGGAACTCTGGGCCTGCGCTCAGCAGGTCATAAAGCAGCACGGGGCGAAGGCCCCGCTGCACCTGGCCAGCCGAATAGGTGAACTGGCGACGGCGGGCGATCTGGACGGTGTTCAGACATGGAAGGCCATTGCCGAGCGCGTCGACCAGTTGATGGACTATCGCGCGGGGAGGCCACTAAGCAAGCAATAGTAACTAAGTTACTTGAAGCCTTGACTTTGTCCGCGTAACTCAGTTACTCATATGGCATGGCAGACGAAACCACTTTTGCGGGTCCCGACCTGAAGAAAATCAGGTCGGCGCTTGGATTAAATCAGCAATCAATGGCGGACGCATTAGGTCTGACCGCCACCTTCATCGGCCTTATGGAGCGAGGAGAAAGGCCGATCGAAGCTCGCACGGCGAGGGCCGCGAAGCAGCTGCTAAACGAGCGCGCACCTATATACGGATGGCGCGGCGATTTGCCCACGTTCGACGATGACGTGGCGATAGCTGACGCAGTCATATACTGGGAACCGCTGCGCGCTGGGTTGCCGCCTGTGAAGGTGGCGGCGCGAGGCGACCAGCCATATGATTGTTCATTCGGAGCAGACAGCGGCGACTGGAGCACGTTCGACACTACCGGACGCCTGCTCCGCTTATTCGTCCGCTTCCACGAACTAACCGTGGTTCACGGCATCCCGTCAGTCGACGTCCACAGCGCCTTCCTTCGCGTCCCGGAATATCGCGCGGCTGTGGAAATCTCGACCTTGCCAGACGAGTATCAAGCTACCCACTGAACGGCAGGCCAGTCATATGCTGCTGAAGTCGTCCTTTGGTTCGCGCGGCGGCCAATCGTCATCGCCATAGCCATCCGGATCAGGAGGCGGTGGCGCTCCTCGCTGCACCGGCTTCTCGACCGGCAAGGCTGGCTCGCTCCCGTCGAACGTCACCCGGATTACTGCGCCGAAGGTATCGGCTCGCTGAAATATCGCACGGATGACGGCAAGCTGCCCGCCGATCCATTGCGCCTGCTCAGCGGGAACATAACCTATCTGAACATCCCGAGCCGAGTAGACGCCGATCGCGCGGCTGTCGGCTGGGTTCTTGGGTTCGCGGCGGAGATCCACCGATTCGCCTGGCGCGCACATCGCGATCTCAAAGCGGCGGCCGGGCCCGCGTTTATTCGGATAGTCTGCGCCTACAACAGCGATGGACATGGGCGGGCGGGGCATGACGCAAAGATATGGTTGTGCGCCGCCACTGGCAATGGGCGCTGCGGAACCGGATCGTTCCTCTGGCGTAATTGAACTGCCTCGCCCCGGCTTTGAGCCGCTTCACCTATAGGGGCGAGGCAACCAGGAGCGCGGCGATGGCAAGAGACCCCGATAGGTTCGGCACCGGCTTCGGCTTCGGGTTCCTGATCTTCGCGATCGTGATCGGCGGTATCCTTGCCCTGATTTTCGGGGTGCGGTTCTAGGGCTTCGGACAGTCGAACTTCCCACCGTGCGCGTTCGCCCATCGGCAGATGCGCGCCACAGCAGCCCAGCCGCGCTCGCCCCAGCTTTCCACCGCAATATCGTGCTGATCCAGTGCCGCCTCACTGCCCAGCGCGTCAGGGCTTAGCAGCGGCTTCGGCTCGACCGTGAGATCAGCGGCAGGCGGCAAGGGCCGTTGTATCGGTTCCCTGCTGCCGCAGCCGCTCGCAAGCAAGAGCGACGCGGCGAGGAGAAGGCAGCGCGTCCGGTATATTCGCGACAGCATCAGTCAGTGCCTCCTGTTTTTCGGCAATAGAAGCGTCATCCTTGCGCCGCTCGATCGCCGCGACTTCCTTGGCGTCGGCGTCCACCTTCATCACTTCGACCGTCGCAACAGCGGCGGCGGCATCAGCTTTACTTGTGCCGGCGGATTTGCCTTCGCAGTAGGCGAGCGGGGCAGTCAGCAACGCGCCCAGGACAAAAGCGGCCGCGATCTTCCAATATGCGCCGGTCACACCCTTGATCCAGTTGCCGAGGTTCATCCCGCCTTCTCCTCCGCTTTGGCTTTGGCGACCTGCCGGTCCTTCAGCGCGATAGCGCCAGCCGTGGTGCCGATCAGTGCCGCGATGCCTGCCGGATAGGTGAGGCAGAAGCCTTCAAGCGATGCCTCTATCACGCCGGTTGCGACGAGGGCGGGAACAGAGACGGTGAAGACGACTGTCCCGAACGCGCCCAGCACGCGCTGGACCTCGAACTCGCCGCTAATGCCTTTGAGAGCGTTGAGGATCGTCATGCCGGGATCGCCACACGATTGAGCAGCCAGCCATACACAAAGGCTTCCTGCGAGGCGTTGCGCTCGGCAATTCCGAGATACCGCTCGCCCTGGAGCGCGTTCATGGCAGCGAGCAGAACATCGATTCGGCCGCGACGAGGGTGTGCCATATAAGCCGCCAGCGCCGCGTCGCTCTTCGCGCCATAATTGCCGTCGATCTTCGCCAGATCAAGCCAGAGCCTTCCGCCCTCATTGAAGGCATTGAGCGCGCGCTGGAGGAACATGATGCCCCAAGGCGCACCCATGTTGACGCCTGTGTCCAAGGCCTCAGCGGCAAGCGTTGGGGCGCGCTTGGCAAGCAAATCGATGCCGGTCGCGGCCACGAACTGCTGCCAGTAGATATCGAAGGCCAGCGAGCGCGGCAGCGCCTTCATGTCCCCCTGATAACCATTGGCGCGGGCGAGCGACTGGACGATGCCAAAGCGGGTGGGGCCGCCCCGGTCGGCAGGGTGGTTCACATAATCACCCTCGCGGGTGATGACGTCGTCAATCATCTCCTTTGGCGTCTTCGTCATGTCGCGCCTCCGTTATGGTATCGCTCGAGCCGCGTGATGCGGCGGTCATAATCCGCAAAGCGGCTATCCTGCGCCTCGGTCTGGGCCTTCTGCCGCTCATCGATCCGGGCCAGCGTCTGCTGCATGTCTGTCACGCTCGACGCGACCCAGAACATTGCCCCGGTGATGATGACGGCGACGACGCTGGCGGCTAACCCGGCGAGCCATTTCAATGTCGGGTTCGTCACCTTTTCCCCTTCTTCTGGAAGCGCGCCATTCAGACGAGCGATTGCGCGTTCGATCTGGGCAAGCTGCGGCGCGACCTCGCCCAAGGCCATCGCCGCCGCCTGCTGCGCCATGATCTTGACCTGTTCGGCCGTGGCGGGGTCAGAGAGGGGCATCAGTTCGACCGGCAGCTGACATAGATGGCCTTGTTGGCCGGGTCGGAGCCGTTGCCCTTCCAATAAATGTCGAAGAAGCCGTTCACTGACCCAGCAGGTGCGCCCAAGAGCATCCAGGGAGTTCCGATCGCGGGATCAGAGGGCTGAAGGCTGCAAGCGCGATAGTCCGTCTGGGTCGCGAAACGGATGCGGACAGGTCCGTAGGTCGTGCCGCTGGTGGAGCCCAAACCAGTCCCATAGACGATGGTGAAGCCATGCTCGCTGTTCTGGATGAAGCAGCCTGTGCCGCAACTGCCGCTGGCGATCGTTGGCGTGCCGGGATAGGCCATCATCCCGCCGCTTTCCATCCGCCCGCAGGTCGTGCCGGGCAGGTAGTTGTTGGGGCAGGCAGAATAACCGCCAGTCTGGCCTAGCGTGTTGATGACGCCATTCCTCACGGCGTTAAACGTGGGCCCGGTGGTCGCTCCTGAAATCGGCGCAGCCACGAAGTCGATCGTTCCGTTCTGCGCCGCAGCGGCATAACCAAGGGTAAAGGCGGGGGTTCCGACGTTAACGACGTTCAAGCCCTCGACCTGAATGCCTCCGCCGTTCTGTGCCAGGAAGGCAGCAAGCCCGCTTCCGGTAATGGTCAGTGTCGTGTTGGCAGGGCACAGGCTGACGGGGCAGGTAACGACCTGCGCGCCGCCATATGCCCACACGAGGGGGAAACCCGGGGCAGCAGACCCCAGCGTCACGCCCTCCTTGATCCCGATGAACCCGGTTCCGCGAACGAGGATGGGAGCGCCCACGGTGCCGCTTGCTTGCAGCGTGACGTTGTGCAGTTCGACCGCGATCGGCGCGTAGTAGACTTTCACCGCCCAATCATTTGTGGTGCTGATCGTGCTGCCGTGCCCGTCGAATGAAATGTTGGCGATGCCGCTACAGAACGGGGTCGCGGTAGATAGCAGCCCCCCGGTGAAACTGAGGCCCTCCGTATAGGTCTGCCCAGCGACGCCATGGATGGTCGGCAGAACACTATGGCTATAATTGACGCACAGGTTCCGCGTGACCTGCGGGATCGTCTTACACGCCAGCGCCCCGGTCCCGGTTCCGCATGTGTTGCTGTCGACACCAGCAACTGCGTCGACGTAGAGGTTCACTGCCGTCAGAGCCTTGGCGACATACGGACGCCCAGATCCATCAACCAGCGTGTCTGCGCTCGAAATGCGCTGGGTCAGGCCGGACGAGGTAACCAGAGGACGCAGAGGCTCCGCCTGCGCTCCCGACGCGACCAATGCAGCGGCGAGAACGAACCCCGCCAGATGGCGCAACAAACCCATCATCCGACCCTTCCTTGGTATGTGAAGAAAATGCCCTCGCCGGGAACGGCCGTCCCAAGGGGCTGAATAAATTCGTTGTCGCCGCTCGGCGCGACCCCGACATGCTTCCCGGGATTGGTGGCGCTGAGCCAAACCTCACCGTAGGTATCAGCGACGGAAACGGGGTTGACCCCAAAGCGGATCACGGAAACCGGCTGACCTGGCGCTTTGGCTGACAGCACAAAACCATGCGCCATCTTGGATCGGTCGGCGGCGCTGGCTTTGCGCACCCCGATGTCCGCGCCGCTGTCGAACAGGTTGACGAAGTCGTTATCGTCCAGGCTTTCGGCCGCAACTCCCACCGTCTGCCACATCGGCAGCGGCGCGGGCCCGCCTTCAGCGAGGTAAGCCCCGCCCGCCGCGTCAAAAGCCAGATACTTGTTCGCGCGCAGCGCAGCGCGGGGCATCTCGAAGCCCGCCTCGCCAAGCGGTGCCCGGATACTGCGGCCGACATCGCGCGCCAGCGCCAGATCGCGGACGGCGGCTTTGTCGAACTGGTTGTTCAGCCCCTTCGGCGTGAACGGCCCTTCGCCGGTATATTGCCCTTCGCGTGTGAAGAAGGGCTCCGAAACAATATAGAGGTTGCCGCTACCGATCGCCGGAGCGACGGAAAATTCTACGTCGCCTCCCTCCTGCTCAGGGTCGACCGTTGCGGTGAAATCAGCGCCTGGGACCAGTTCCCAATCAGCGCCCGTGTCACGATAGACCTCGATCTCGTCCGCTGATCCGGCCTTAAAATCGAAGGCGAAGACCGTTGTTGCCCCGTTGGGGATATATGGCCCCGAGATCGTAGTAGTGACCGTAACTGCCATGGTGCGTCCCAGCGGTTTGCGCTGGTATCGCCTTACCCGCCCGAGGGCAGGCCTATGGCTGATTTGCACAGAGCTTGAGAACCAAGCCCACCCGATGTTATCAGAGAGGGTTCCTTAACGATTCTAGCTGATTATCGCGACGTCTGGGCGGGAGTAACGAGGGTTTATATGCGGCGACTATCGGCTTTTGCTATCGCGTGCTTGTTGAGCGCGCCCGCTTTCAGCCAGACCAACTCGTGTCCCGATCCATCCGCTTCGAGAGATGCTAGGGTAATTTTCGGTCAAGCCGCGCGCGATTGTGTCCGCGCAAACGCCGCCAGGATGTCCAAAGGCAGAGACTCCGCGACCGACGTAGCAACGGCTGCGCTGGCTACATGTTCGGCCAAAATCAGCATGGTCAATGACGGGTGCCCCCAGTCCGGGCGACTGGTTCCCGCTTTGACGGAAGCGCTTCGGAAGGATGCTGTCCGCATAGTGGTTGAGAACCGCACTCGCTAATGTCAGGTATCATCCTTAGCCTTCCCCTTCGTCAGCCCGCGATACCATTCCTTCATCGTCTCGGGGTCCTGCTCGCCGTTCGCCACGTCCACAAGGAACTGGGTTGACGTGGCGATCTGCCCCGGCACCAGTCCGGTGAGATAACCAACAGTTTCCAGCGCGTGACGAACCGGCCTCTTCGCATCGTCGCCTTGGACGATCTTGCGGGCGTCTCGCGTAGTCTCCACCACAGACTGGAAAGCACGCTGCATCGGCGTGAACTGATAGTCGAGTGGCCTGCCACCCGTCGCCGCCTCCCATACAGGTTGAGATAGGTCACGGACACCGGGGATCGGGCCAAGCGATTGGAAGAGCATCTGCTTAAATGCCCAGAAGCCCCAATCCTCATCTTCGCCCGGACCATTGCCGCCAAGGATCTGCGACAGCAGCGGCGGGACGACGATCAGCCACCATGCGCGAGAGATAACCCCCGGTAGGTCGCTCACCTTCCGGACCCCCGCAATGTCACGCCCAAGGTTGCGCTGGCGCTGGTAGAACGCGCTCATGTAGCTGTAGAATTGCGTCATCAGCTTCAGCGCCTGGCCCCACTGTCCCGTGCCGCGCACTACCGCCGCCAAGTCCTTCGGGGAGCCCGCACCCTGCGACAGGCGCACGGCCTTGTCCGCCGAGTAGATCGACGCCTGCTCGTCCATTCCCGCTGCCTGCGCCTTGTTATAGGCTCCGATCCATGTCGGGATCACGACGACGCGGTCCATGTAGCCGATGCCGTGGAAGGCAAATTCCTTTGCGGCGGTCAGCGTTTTGCGGGCAACGGCATCCTTACCGCCCGCCATGCCCTGCAAGGTTTGGCGAATATCGCGGTCAAGCGTGTCCATGCGGCTACGCACCTCGCCAGACTTCTCCATGACGAAGTTGAACGTGTCGATCGGATGGGCCGCCGTCTGCGCGATCCCAGCCGCAACCCATTTCCCGCCCACGACCTCGACGCTGTTCGAGTAGCCAGCGATCTGCGTCATCATGGTCGTGAAGCGGAACCCCATGCCCACGATTGTCGTGTTCGCCCGGAGCTTCTGCATGAACTTGCCGACGCCCTCATTCCCGGCGCGCTCCATCGCCCAGCTGTTCGCCACATATTTCAGCCACGGGCGGAACTGTTTGCGGATTTCCGGCCCGAGCGTGCTGTCCACAGCGCGCATGATGCGTTCCGATTTTAGGAACTTGTCAGCCTGGATCACAGCTTCGCGGTGCGTGATGTCGTGGATCACTTCGCCCAGATGCCGATTGATGACGCCGATCTGGAGCAAGATCGGGCGCTTTACCTGTTCACTCCGTTCGCGGGTCGAAGAGGCGCGCGTGTTCGCCTTGGTGTAGATCGTCTCCAGCAGATCCGACGCCTTACCGGCATGGCCTTCCGCGACGTAGCTTTTCGACGTGTCATAGATGGCGGGATAATAGCCGCCCCGGAGCGCGCCATGCGGCGTCTGAAGTTCCTGCGCCTCGACCTTGTCCGGCTCGACGCCGTTGACGCGGCGCTCCATGGCCGCGATCTGCGGCCACAGTGTATCGATGATGTCCCAGACATTCTGGACGAATTGCCAGTCCGCTGGCGTCAACTCGCGGTTGAGTACGTCGCGCACCGACTGCTCGCGCCAACCATAGCCATCAGTCAGCCGCTGGATATTGCCCGCGTTCCCCATGTTGAGCGCAATGGCGATCAGCTGCTCTCGCTTCATTTTGAAGGGCTGGCCGGTCTCGCGGTTGAACAATTCAGGAGCGGAGAAGCGCTCCGACCAGCGCCGCAGGTGCTTGCGATCCAACTTCTCAAATTCTGCGCGCAGCCGGGCATGATAATCGCCCAGCATCGCGTTCTCGCGGTCCTGCGCCTCAGCGAGAGGGCGGAAGACGATCCGGTTGAATACGCCGTTGCTGTTGCCGCCATCCAGCCAGTCGAAGACCTGCTCCATCTTCAGGAGGCTGGCGTCGAACGCAGCGACCTTGCCCTTGATGTCGTCCCATCGCGAAGGCTCCATCATGTCGGACGGCGGGCGCTGCTTCATGCCGTTCATGCCAGTCACCGCCTCATCCACCACGGCGTCGAACTCGCGCTGTTCATTGTTGTCGATCAGCGTCTGCTTCAGCCGCCCGAGGTGGATGATCTGCTTCACGGCATCGTCAAGCCCGAGCATCTGCTCGACCGTCAACCGGGACCAGTGCGTCGTGCCGAGCGATTCGGCGAACGACGGCGGGACAACCACGTCATAGCCTTCAGCCTGACGCTGGGCCGCCCATGCCTCGAAACTAGCGCGGCGCTCCAGATAGCGCTGCGAGCGCGGGCGCATGTCGACCTGCTCCAACAGCGACTGCGCGCGCTCCAGATAGTCCTGGTCCACGGACTTGATCGTGCGGCGCTTGGCCCATTTCTCCAGCCGCGAAACCGCGCCGTCGATCTCATCAGCTGCCAGCCGAGCCTCCGCCACGAGCGCATTGTTCAGCATCTGCGCCTGCTTCTGCCGAAACGCCTCAGCGTTATCGCCAGCGATGACAGCTTCCATGGCCTGCCGCCCAGCCTTGGAGGCGGCACGCTCATAGCGGACGATGGCCGAACGGGAGGCGACGTCCTTGACCATGCCTTCGCGTACCTGCCGCGAAGCCCACTCCCGGGCTACGCGATAGGGGGTCACCCGATCGCCGGTTGACCGGGCGAGCACACGCAGTTCCGCAGCCAGCACTTCACCTTGCTGATCGGACTGGACGGCGGCGAGCGCCTCCTCCTGGATAGAGCCATCGGTGAATGGATCGCCATAGCGGTCCATCATGATCTGGCTCACCTCCTGCTCGATCATCGCGCGCCGGACTGAGCGTTCGTCACCGGCATCGCGCATCTCGCGACGGCGGGTCTCGACTCCCATGAGCGTCCGAACCATATCATCGGCCGACGCGAACCCGGACAACTCAGCCACTTCGTCGGGGCTCGCTCCATCGTCCTTATGAACAGGCGGCACTTGCTTGGGCAGCAGGCCGGTCGCGTCGTCGCCGAACTGATCGCGCACCCACTGGCTATCGATCGGCATCTCCTTGAGCAGGCCAAGGGCGCGGAACTCCGGCATGGCATCGATGTGCTCGGTTACTTCTGCGCGGACCTCCGCCTCCCGATCACGATACTCCTTGGTGACGCGACGCTTCACGGCGTTCATCGTCTTCGCCAGCATTCGATCCTGCGCGGCCTCCCGCGCGCCACTCGTGAGGGCTTGATAGGCGGCGAACTCGTCGGCGGACATATTGGCGGGCTTCTCGGGAAACAGCGCCTCAAGGTGCTGAGCCGCGACGGCGTCGGCCAACTCTTCGTCGGTAGCGATGAGCCGATCCATGACGCCCCGAATGTCGTCCGTGATAGGCGATCGCAGCCGCGACACGCTGTTGTAGAGCGAGATCAGCCATGCCTTGAAAGTCTGGAACATGCGGCGCAGCCCAGGGCTGGGTGCCTTGCCTTCCATTATGTATCGCTCGACACCCCGAGCCCACAGTTCATGGGCTTCAACGGGGACCGCACCATCTTCCAGCGGATGGCCGTTCGACGCGAACCAGTCCTGCACAAGCTGCCAGTCGTCGCGCACCTGTTGAGGAGCATTCGGATCAGCGGCGTCCTCGCGCAATTCCTCCAGCCAGAGATGGCCCGTTTCATGGAGGAAGGTCGACTGATCCCGCGACTGGAATAGTTCGATGATCGCGCGCGGACCTTGCCCGCCTGGGAAGATGATCCGGCCGCGCGGATGCTCGCCGCCCGCGTTGAGCGTCAGGTTGATGCCATCACTGTTTCCCCCTATATTGGGGGTGGAGCGACGATTTGCAGGGCCGGAACGCCCGCTGGAGTCCAGAGGCCCAGCCTCAGTGTCGGAACCGCCTGCTTTGGAAGGATCGTCGCTCCGGGCCTCTTCCTGAAAATAATACTGATCCGGCAGCGTGTGGTTGTAGTAGATGCGGCCATCCGTCCGCTCTTCCAGATTGACACTGACACGGTGCGTTTCGCCAGCCAGCGAAACCTCACCTTCCAACCACAGATAGCGCCGCACGTTCGGTTTAGCCGTCTGGTCGGAAACCGGAGCCTCGCTCACGAGGCGGCCTTGCTCGATCAGCGTGGGCAATGCTGGGAACAGGCGCAGCTTGGTCGGGTTCGCGCTCGATGAGATCGCCTTGTTCATCCCAGCCTTGGAGAACTCAATTTCCCCGATGGCAGGATTGACCACAACGCGCCCGCGCAGGTTCTCATTATACCAGGCCCGCGCCGCCTTCCGCAGATCGACCGGCGAAGCGTCTAGCGGGGCAATCTCTTCGCCGCTGAGGGTGGCAACAGGCTCTCTCTGATAGTAACCCGGGCCGTCTTCCTGCTCCGCGCTGAAGGATGCAACAGCGTCACGGATCGCCGAGCGACTGGCGGTCCCCGGATCGATGCCCCGATTTTCCAACAATGCCCGCAGCTGCTCCGCCGCATCACGCACCGACTGTTCCCGCGCGACGAGATGGCGATCACGTCCGGCGACACCTTCAGAGATGGCGTCCAGCAGGTCGTTGGCGGTCGGACGCTCTTGTCCGAACTCCGGGAAATAGCCCGCTTCCCAGGCGCGCTGCGCCCAGGCGTCGGCCCCATATTCATTCACGCCGAGGCCGCCGCTAGCCAGCATGGAAGACTGTCCGTCACCGCTGGTATCCCGCAGCAGCTTGCGCTTGCCGGGCTTTCCCTTGTGCCAGGCGTCTGCGCCCATCGCCTTCAGGTCGCCGCCCGTGTCGACAATACCACCGCCCTTGGCGATGAAGTCCATCAGCGAGGGTCCGAAATTCTGGGTCGCATCGAGACCGCGCTTCATCACGTCGATGGCGATGTCGAGTTGATCCGCCTTCTGCGCTGCGGCGACACCTTCAGGCAGGATCTGGCGCACTTCCAGATCGTCCAGTTCGCTGCCGGTCAGGTCGCGGCCCATGCGGGTCGCGCGGGTCGCGGCACGCTGCGTCAGTAGTTCGGCCTGCTGCCGAGCAGATGTCGGAGTGAAGCCCGCATTCATCAGCTTGTCTGCGATCGTTTGGAATAGCCGGTCGCGCGGGACGCCTAAGGTTCGCGCCGCCTGGTCAGCGTCTGCCATGCGGTCGGTCAGGTCCGCCATTACGTCGGCCATCGCATCATCGAAGGTCTGGGCTTCGCGGATGGACATGCCGCCTGCGCTCAGCCGCACATCGGGCTTGATTGCTGCCCACGCCTTCGTCCCGGCCAGTTCGGACACGGCTGTTTCGATCGGGATGACGAAATCGCCGCCTGAAATATAGGCTTCCTCAATGTTGTCGGACCAGCGATCAAAGGCTCCGTCATAGCCGTCGCTCTGCATGAACTGCCGCGCCGCATCGGCGGGGATGTAGATGTTGTCCGCGCCCGTCTCGCCTGCCATCTCGCGCACAAGATCAGCGAAAGCATTAGGATCGCGCTGGCGTAGCTTCGAGCCGCCTGCCGCATCAATGATCGCATCCAGTGCGGCGCTGTCGCTTCGGGCGGCGCGAGCCTGCGTCACTCGGTCAGCGATTTTGCTGGCGGCACGAGCGGTTCGATCAGCAGCGATGGTGATAGACGTGGTCGCCCCCACGCCGCCCACCGTGGCGAGGAATGTCGCCGCAGCCGCTTCCGGCCGTTCCCGCAGGTAATCGCCGAAGGGCTTGTCAGGATTGAGCGTCGACCACTCGTTGAGGTCCTGAAGCACGGTAGCCAACTGCTCCCCAGGCACCTCGCTCTTGATCTGGTTCCAGAAGGTGCGGAGGACCGGGGATTTACCGACAACGTCGCCCACGAGATGACCAATTGGGAGGCGCTCGGTCGCTGTTTCGATTAGCCCCTGCGACAAGGCATAAATGGACGACTGAGGGCGAGAGAGCCCCTTCTGGCGCGCACGGACATATTCGTTTCCGGCAACCGTGCTACCCACCAAACTTGCGCCAGCGGTTGGACCGGCCACGATCCCAACCCCGACGCCCGCCAATGTGGTGGGTAAGCTTTCAAGCCCCTGAAGGAGGTTGCGGACGACCCAGTTTTCGACCTGGGGACGAGCCCGATCGGCAGCTTTCTGATCTTCCGCCTGCCATGCGAAAGATTGGTCCGCGATGATTTGCGGTAATGACCTGATACCGGCGCGCCGCTCCGCCGCCGACGATGGCGTCAATGCAGCCATGTTATCGGCAATGCCGCCAATCAGGCCATAGACGCCGCCAAGCGCCGTCGATGCCCCCGCCCGGAGCGTGCCGCCGATGTTGTAGGCAGTGTTCTTCAGCCCCTCGAATGCTTTCCCGAGGATGCCGAGATTGTCATAGTCGTCCGCAGCGATCCCAGCATTCCCAGGCCCAGCCGACCACTTCCCGATGGCGGGATACTGGGACATGATATTCTTCGCGCGGGTCGCGCGGGCCTCCGCCTCGAATGCCGGAAGGTTGCTGGCGATAGCGGACGGGGCAAGCCCACGCGGCTCAGCCAGCGCGCGGGCGCGGGCCTCTTCGTCGGGCTTGGCGACTTTGATGCGATAGGCCACCTCATCGTCGCGCTGGCGCTTTAGCTCCGCCTCAAATGGGTCTTCAGCCTGAACGGGCTGGGAAGAACTGCGCGACTGAAACGTGTCGAGATATTTGAACGGATCGGTTGCCATTACCAGTAGCGGCCTTTCCCATTGCGATATGCGGTCGCGATTTCATCATCGGTCGGGGCGCGGCCGAATTGATTTTGATAGCCGCGCGAGATGCGCTGGCGGATGTTCTCCGGCACGTCGCCAATGCCCAGCTCGAAGCGCGGTTTGGTCCGGTCAGCCTGGCCGGTGGGAATGCCCAGCACTGTCGTATTGACCTTGAACGTCACGTCCCGCGTGGCGGACTGATAAGCACGGTAAAGCTCGTCGTCGGTGGGGTTGCGCTTGCCCCCCGTGACCGCCTGAATCTCGCTTTCCATGATCTTCTGCACGGCCACACGCTTCTGGCGTTCCGGCTCCTTGCTGCCGGTCAACCCATCCTCGACGCCGAAGGTGGAGATTGTGGAGGCGACCTTGCTGCGGATGGACTTATCCGGATCACCCTTCAGGATTTTTGCCTGTTCAACCGCCAGCCCCTGAAGCTCGGCGCGCGTGACCTGACCGGCATATTTCCCGAGAGGTTCGCGGGCAAAGCGCTCCGGCTCCAGAATGCGCATCAACTCCAGCGACGTCGCCGTGCCTCCGTTCGCTTCCACCGCTTCAGACTTCTGGTTGCTCTTCGCGACGCCCATATATTGGCGCACCGCGTCCGGTGACAGGCGCTCGCGGATGTGGGCCGGAATCTGGCTGACGTCCCGGAACCTATCGCCCAGGTTCATGACAACCTCACTGGCCGCGCGATCAGCGTCAGCCTCTTCGCGCGCCTTCAGGGTTTCGTCCGTAGAGACGCGGCGGCGGATTTCATCCTTGGCGCGCTCACGACGCTCGAAGCTCCAGCCTTCGGCATCCGCCCGCTGGTCAGCCCGAGTGAGCAGGGTATCGAGATCATGGCGACGAGGGGACTGCTGGGCGGAACCGATGACCTGTTGCTGATCGACCGTCTTGCCTTCCTTCTTGACGACCAGATGCAGATGGTTTCCGCTGCTGTGGCCGGTCGTGCCGACCCCGCCGAGAAGTGTGTCAGGCGTCACCGCGTCACCAACCTTCAGCGATGTTGGAGCCTTCATGTGCGAATAGCTGGACGTCGTGCCGTCGCCATGGTCGATTACGACGAAGTTGCCGCTTCGAGCGTCATAGCCCGCGCGCGCAACCTTGCCCGCGCCGATGGAATAGATGGGGGTGCCCGCCGCTGCCGGGAAGTCGACGCCGTTGTGCGTCTTTCCGTTGCCGCGTGCCACGCCATAGCCATCCGAAACGCCTTTGCCCGCGCCCCTTAGCGGGTCGGCGTAGTTGGTCGACGTGCCTGTGTCGTCGCTCCAGCCGCCCCCCATGATGGAGGCGACATCCCCGAAGGTTTCCCGCTTTTCCAACGGCGACTTCAGAGCAGCAGCAATTGAGATTTCATCCTTACCGGTGAGTTCGCCGAGGTTCTTGCGGAAGTAGGCGTCTGCCCCTTCCACGTCGCCGGAGGTGAGCATGCGGTCGATAATCGTGCTGTGGATGCCGGAGACATATTTCAGTTCTTCCGCCTGCACGATGTCCGGGTCCGACAGGCCCTTGCGCCCAAGGTTCTCTCGCAGCTGCGCTCGGCCGTCCGCGATGAAACCGGCACTGAGTTCAGGGTTGCTCCAGTTCTCCGCCGCCTGCTCACCGAAATTCTGGAGCCGCGCCCCACCAACGGTTTCTTCATAGACAGCGGACTGCCGTACGGCATGTTCCGCGATGCCGTCCAGGAACACGCCGTGATATTGCTGTAACCGCCCGTTTAGATAATGCTGAGTCCGCTTGTCAGCCTTGGCGACGATCTCTGAATAGAGCCCGTTCAGCTGGGTATCGACCTCCGGCCGCGCGGTCAGCGCATCCTTGCCCTGCTTTGCCGAATATCCCGTTTTGATCGAGCGAGCGCCGGTCTGGTATTGAAGCAGAAGATCGTCCGCCGACGTGCGCGCCAGGCGATCGTCTATTTCCTCGACCGTCTGCGAATAACTATTGATGCCTTTGCCGAGATCCTGAAGGCCGCGACCGATCGCGCCGCCCACGCCACCATTATTGTCGGCAGGCTGGAGGCGGACATTGGAGACGGGCTGAAGCTGAACATTACCCGCACGGGTGGTAGGAACGCGCGCCATCAGTAGCCGTCCGCCTTCAGTTTGCTGTATCGCTCAGCGCCGCCCAGCAGCGTATTGGCAACGCCGAACGCGCCAGAGACCAGCGCGCCAGTCGCAGCCTGGCCCGCCGCCGAAGCCTTGGCGCGGTAGTTGCCAGCCTGACGCTCGAAGCCCTGCACCTCGCGGATATTGTTCTCGCGCAGGTTCTGGGCGTCTTCCTGCCCGAGCATGGCAGTGTCGCCCCGGAACGCTGCCGCCGAGCCGAAATTCACGTCGATGCCGTTGGCCGCCATGGATGCGCGCTGCGCTCCCATCTCCGCGCTCAGCTTTCGGGAATATTGCTGCTGCTCTTGCTTACCTCTCTCGATGGCGTCGCGCGCAGCGGCATCTTCCAGCTTGGCGTTCTGCTGTGCGACCTTCTGCTCATATTTCTGCTGAGAGTAAGACTGCACGGCCATGACACCCTGCCCGACAGCGGTGACGGCGGTGCCGATAAGGGCGAGAGTGACAGGATCAGCGCACATCGACCGCCTCCTTCCAGAACCGCAAAAACGGAACCCCGCCGACCATCATCTGCTCATCTCCAATCTCGAAGCCCCAGCGCCCGAGCATCCTGATTGCCCGCTCGTTTTCAGCCGAGACCATGTTCTCCAGTCTGCGAAAGCGGCGGTGCATCAGAGCTATAAGGCCCGGCCCGGCTGTCAGGAGTTGCCTTGCACAATCGAAGGCTGCATCGGTCGCGAGCAGCCAGGGATGGCCGATCCCCTCCAGCGTGTTGCCGGGCGTCACCCCGAACATGCCTTCGGGCCGTCCATCGATCTTGGCGGTGTAGGCGAGGACAGAGGCGGTCAGGCTCTTTCGGAGCGCGCCTTTGGGCGTCATGCCGAGAGCGGCACATTCTTCCTTGTCCGCGTCGCGCATCCGCGTGGCGATCCGGCCCACATGTGCCGGAGAGGCGCGGACAAGCACTATCAAGGCTCGCTCACCACCGGATCAAGATAGGCGGCTGTCAGGGTAAGCGGTGTAGGCTCTGCCGACCGGATGAAGATCGTTGCTTCACCGGATGTCAGCGGCTCGGTTGATGCCGCGACTGTGCCCGTGAACAACTCAGTCGGCGTGCCCAACGGCTCATTGCGCCGCGCCTTGATGGGATACATTTTTTCGAGGCGACGCCCCACCTCGACGCTGCCATGCCGAGTGTCGGCAAGTTGCAAGGCGACGGTCCCGAGCATCTGTCGCTTCTCGCGCGACCAGCCATCCCGCGTCTGCATGACCAGAGGCAGCGTTTCGATGACCGCCTCATAGGGAAGGCCGATCGTCACGAAGTCCGAGACCTCATAATCCAGATCGACCGTGCCATCAGCGGCAACCGTCAGGCCCTTGATAACGAAGCCATCGGCCAGCGCGGCGACCGTGGCCCCGGCGAGATGCGGGACAAGGAAGGTGCTCGTCGGCTCCGAGGGCGCGAACGATGTGGAGCAGTCGAGATAGCAGGACCGGTTGACGTCCTCCCATTTGGCGGACGCCATCCGCTCCAGAAACAGGCGCTCGACGCCATCGATCGTGCGGCGGACCAGCAGGTAGACGCGGTTCTCCCCCTGTTCGGGAATCGCGCACACGTCGACAATCTGCCCTTGTGTTTCGCAGAGGGTCCAGCCCCAAACCTGCTGCTCCTGCTGCCAGGTGAAAGCAGGCATCTTCCCATCCGAACGCGCCGCGAACAGAACGGACAGGGGCTCCTGTGCATAGGCCCAGGCGGAGAAGGTGAATCCCCGGAACAAGCCGGGCGAGAAGATCGAAACGTCATTCGATTTATAGCCGTCAATGTCAAAGCTGAAGCCAAGCGACCGGACCTCTGAGCCAACCGAGGGCTGATAGAATATGACCTCGTCCATGATGATCGGCTTGAGGCGCGAGACGCCACGGCCAGACTGCCGCAGCGCGCGCGGCGGGGGCGTTGCGGCGAGATAGTCCGTGTTCGATCCCAAAATCTTGAAGACTGCGTCTCCTGTCAGCGCCAGCAGGTTCTCCATCGGAACCAGCGCGTTCACCGCATTCACCTTTTGCGCCATGATGCGGAAAGTGATCGCGTCATCCTCCTTCAGCGGCCGGGCGATGTCGTAATTTTCGAAATCCGCTGTTCGAGAGCCATAAACCGCGCTGGGCGAACTTAGCGTCCGCGCCCAGAATAGGCGTTGCTCGAAGAAGGTGACCGTGGACGGGCGATTGCCGCCAGCGAAAGGATTGAACGCTTCAGGCGGCCCGTCCGTCAGATCCGGCGCGATATTGTCATCGGTAAAGGACAGCGAATCCGTAATCCCGATGAAGCCGTAATCCTGCTGATTGTCGGCCTTGTAGACCCGATAGCGGTTGGCCGTGATGCCCGTGGGCGCAGCCCATGAGATGACGTTCTTGTTCCGCTTCAGCGTCAGGTCGTTCGTGGCAGAAGCCGACGCAGAGGCGCGACTTTCCTGCCCGGAAGCGTCGTTGATCGCGGTAACGACATAGGTGGCGGGCTGCGGGAAATAACCATTCCCGTCATTATCGCTGTCGGTATTGGCGACGGTGGCGCTCGCACCCACCCCAGTCGGAGGCGTGATTGTCGGCCCGAAGGTCACGGACGAATGCGACCAGCTGGTATGGCCCGTCCGCACCAGCTTGCCCGGGTCATGATCCGAATGCGCCAGATAGACGATGTCGAAAGCCTGGGTGAAATCCATGTCAGCAAGGTCGACATAGGAATAGGGCGTCGCGACCTTGTATATCCGGGAAGCCAGCATGCCGGTTGTGTATGCGCCCCAAGACGAGCCATCGACCGGAACCGTGAAGGTGTCGGCGTCCAGCACCGTGGCGGACAGAACACGACCGTTGATCTCCGTCATACCCGCAGCGCCGGAGAGAAAGACCTCATCCCCGCTGGCATAGCCGTGAGCAGGAGCCGTGATCTGAACCGGGTTGGCATTGGTCGCAGCGGTGACCGCCTTCGCGGGCTCGGTCACCATGCCACCTAGCGCCGCCAGTGCCATGCTTTCGTCGCCCATGAGCAGGACGTAGGAGGCATCATAAGCCCCCTCGAACGGCAGCATCCGCTTGTCGCCGTCCTTTATCTCAGCGACCATGTGGGTTCCGGGCCGCTTGGTCAGGCCGCCATATTTCAGGATAAGCACATTCGTCGCCTGGCGAACGCCAGCCGAATAAGGCGCTATGTCAACGCGCCCCCAAAGCTCCTTGGACAGGATGCCCTTGGAGAAATTATGCAGGCCAGCCCGGAATGACATCAGGCGCTCGGAGGCCGCTTGCGAGTGTTCGGCGCAATGTTGTCATCTATCAGGCGGCGCACCTTGCTCGTGCCGATGAAGCCGTATGCGCCGCCCTCCGATTTATAGACGCGGAATGGCGGGTTCCCGCCGTCCCAGTGGACGACATTCATATTGCCCGCGAGCCCCAGGTCCGTCGAAACCGAGACTACAGCCGGGGAAGTCACCTCCACACCATCTTCTGTCGACGTCACGATGTAGGATTGCCGACCAGCAGCCGGACCGCCAGTTGCGATGACCGGCTGCACGCCAACGCGCGTGATCATAGCTGATCTCCATAGCCCATGCGGGCGAGCATAAATTCGGGGATGAAATCGCGAACCGTTTCCCGATCACGGTTCATATCGTCGGCCTTGGCGCGCTCGCGGGCGACCTCAGCCATGCGGATCAGTTCGGCCTGGCGCTTCTGATCCTTCTTGATGGGCATGACTACCCGGGAGGCCAGTTCTAGCGCGAGGGCGCGGGCAAACTTCGCGGTAAACTGGTTTTCCGCCACATCGTTGGAGGCGTATTCCAGCACCGCGCCTTGCACGTTGCAGTAGAGTTTGCCGCCGCTGATCCGGAAAGGGGTCCGCGCCTCCAGCCCACGCGAGCGGCCCACCCACGAATAGACCGGCACAGGGCCAGCCGTATCCGATCCGCTGAACGGCAGCAGGTGGAGCGGGCGGGCCAGATCGCGGGGAAGTCGATAGGTATACTGCCATTCGTTCGCGCGATCATTGGGCATCTGAGCCAAGGCGTCCCGCTTCGTAGCGAAGTCGTAATCGTGATCCTCCAACAGGAACGCGATGGCTGGCTGGTATTGATCGTTGAGGAAATCGGACGCGATGTTCACGTCGTCCAGGCTGTCGATGCGCTGCTCGGGCAACTCAGCGAGCGCCATGTTCCAGATTTGGAGCTTCGATAGGGCCATGCCCCTCAGTTAGCGCCAGCATTGTGCGCTACCGCCCGGATTGCACATCCGCGTCAGGGGAGAACGTCATATTCAAAAACGAAGATCATGCCCCGGTTCGCTGTGTCGGATGTGTTCCAGATCAGCCGGGCGCGGTCGTTCATCGGGTCTGCGAAGAAGGCAGCGCTTTGGCCCGGCACCACCTCGGAAGCGGCGACGCCACTGCATTGATAGATTGTCGTGAAGTTGGAGGCGATGGGCAGGGTGATGCCCACCTCCACCGTTCCGCCCGCTGTAGGATCGACATCGACGCGGCCGGAAACTCGCACCACACTCCCGACGCGGGTGTAGCGCAGCTGGTAGGCAGTCGATGCCGTGACGTTCGTCACGTTTGTCAGGGTCGGCGTATAGGTGCCAGACGCGAGCACCGGGATCGCGTTGCCAGACGCGGCGGTAATTTGCCCTTGTGCGTTAACCGTGAAGGTGGGAACGCTCGTAGCCGATCCATAAGAACCAGCCGAAACGGCGGTATTGCCGATGCTGATGGTCCGGTCGGCGGTAAGATCCCCGCCGCCCGTCAACCCGGTTCCCGCAGCCACCGTGCGCGCCGCCGACACTGCGCCAAGATTGGTGAGCGCCGATCCCGCGTTGGTTGCTCCAGTCCCGCCATTCGCCACCGCGAGCGTTCCGGCAAGGGTGATTGTGCCGGTGGAGGTAACGGGGCTTCCAGAAATGGTGAGGCCCGTTGTGCCGCCGCTCAGCGCAACACTGGTCACCGTCCCGGTTGTAGACGAGGTGCCCGCGCCGATCGCAGATCGCCATGCTGCGGCGTCGCCGCTGTCCACAATCCCGAGCGTGAACGCGCTGGGGGCATCGCCGCCCGCGTAGCTGGTCAGTTTGCTGCTATAGGCTTGAACGTCCGATCCGATCGCCAGCCCCAGGGCAGTCCGCGCCGACGATGCGGATGTCGAGCCCGTGCCGCCATTGGCGACGGCAAGGGTCCCGGATAGCGTCAGGGTGCCCGACGTCGTGATAGGCGAGCCAGAGAAGGTGAGTCCCGTAGTCCCGCCACTCGCGGCGACGCTGGTAACGGACCCGATCGAATATGGCCCGACCGTTGAGCCGCTGATCCGACAATATAGCCCCGCCGTGGTCGTCCAGCACTCGCCATCGACTGGAGATGACGGGGTTGCAATATGCGGCAGGATGATTGCGTTCTGAAGCTGAAGGTCCGCCTCAGCTGGAAGGACCTTGATCTGGCCGCTCCGCATGATGAGCGGCTTGTCGGCGGCGAAACAGGGCGAGCTTGTCGCGAGGGCGAGCAGCAGCGATATGGCGCGCTTCATCAATTGAACTCCACCATGGGCTGAGGGCTGAAGAGGAAGGACGTGGCGGATAGAGCGACGCCCACCAGCTGCACGCCTTGGCCTTCGATCGAAGGGGGTGTCGCCGTGAGCCCGCCGCCCGTCGTGTCGAGATAGTAACTGGTGCCTGGCGTCAGGCCGGAAAGGTCAGAGATGATTTGCCCAACGAAATGGAAGAGACCAGCCTCGCCATTGCCGACGGCTTTGGGCGCGAAGGCGTTGGCAGGCTTGGACATATCCGATGCATTGGCTTTGCGCGCGCGAGTCTGACCGCCACTGGTGTAGATGTTCACAAGATCGCCCGCAGCGATAGCTTCGCTCGATTGCAGTGTGGCGGATGGCGGCCGGACGGGTGGGGGGTAAGCTACCTGGCCGCGCTTGATGGGGCCGACCCTGTCCCGGACGTATCGTGAAAACATGAAGACCTCACAGAGAGAGGGCGGCCCGAAGGCCGCCCATCCCGTTATTCGCCTTCCTTGGCCGAGCTTGCCTTGCCCTTGGCGGGCTTAGCGGCCTTTTCGACCTGTTCCGAGAGACTGCCGCCCGGAGCGACGATCTCTTCCACCGCAACGGGCGCATCTTCAGACGCGGGAGCGAGGAAGGTGTCGCCGACCGGAACGGACCCAGGCGGCAGACCCTGCGGACGGGTAGAGCCCGGCGACGCTGGCGCGATTGGAGCAACCTCCAGCGGCTGCGACCCAGTGTTCTCGTCCGTAGGATCAGCGACGTTGGTGCCGAACACAGGCTCAGGCTTATCCTCTTCGCTTTCACGCTGGGCCAGCAGCGCCCGCAACTGATCGACAGTCAGACTGCCAATGGGCGTGGATGCAGCGGGCATAACCTCGCCCTTGGCATCCACATCCACCTTCTCGCCGGGATAGACGAGGCGACCGCCGATGAACGACTTTTTCGTGACGACCTTTTCCATGGTCTATTCTCCTCAGAAGCCGTGGCTGTTGGCTTCAGGGCGCGACGCCTGCGGCGTCTCCGTCCCGATGACAAAGCCAGCAGTGATCTTGCCCGCCGCATAGTTGCCGCCTGCCATCGTGTAGCGGAAACCCGCATAGGGCTTCGTGAACTCAGGCAGCGCCACGTCAAGCGCGCGCTTTCCTGCCACCGCAGCAGCAGTCAGGATCAGGCCGGACGAGGCTAGGCTTTCGACGTTGGTGGTCAGCGCACCGTCGTCAGCCTGGATCAATTCAACGGTCACGCTGGTCGCAGCGCCACCGCTGAGTGCGGTTTCAATCTGGGCAAACGCCCGCATGTTCCGTCCCCGGCTGATGCCGGGCAGGTTGCGGACGAGGATCGAATCGGTCGACACGGCGGTTGCCGTGATCGCCTGCTTCTCCGAAGCGAGAAGCTCCTTATCGGTGTTCATGTCCGCTTCTCCTTTACGCGGTCACACGGGCTTCATCGACGTTCAGCGCGTCGACAGAGCGGATGGGAAGGCCATCGAAGGACGTGACGCGACGGCCACCGATGGTTTCGAAGCCGAGCAGGCCGCGACCCTTGCGGCTGTCATCGAGAGCCTGCCGACGCAGCATCGCCGAGATGGGCTTGGGCGCATAAATGGCAGCGTTAGAGCCGGTCGCCTTGATGCGCTCGATCGCCTGAGTGAGCAGATCTTCGAGGTCAGCGCCGGTCGACCGATCCTTGCTGAGCAGGGAGAAGTCGATATTGGCGATGCGCACCGCGTTACGATGATCGCCCACGGACAGGCCAGCGTCCCACTGGAACCAATCGGTATAACCGATGTAGGGATTTCCAGCCTCGTCGTAGAGCGTGTCACCGATGGGATAGCCGTCATCAGCGAGAACACGATTGGCGGTCGTGTCCATGTGCTGCAACCCGGCCATGGTCCCCTTGGGGAACAGACCGTTGAAGTCCTGCTCGTCCCAGTTGATGACCCAGATCGAACGGTTGTCCGTGCCGGTGCCGCCCGCATCGATGATGTAATCGCCGGTCGGGCCGTCGAGATCATTGTAGCGGGGCGCGAGGCCGGTGAACTCTTCGGAGCTATAGTAGCTGTTGCCGTAGAACAGCGTCTCCGCCAGTTCATCAGCCATTGCTTCGAAGAACGGCTTCGCGAAGTTCATGCGAGCGCGGGCAGGATTGCCGCCTAGAACAGCGAGCGAGCGGTCCATCTGGGACGTGCCCGCCAGCTGTGCCGAGGCTTCATCGAACGAGCCCACAGTGCCCTTCGAGCGCGGAACGCCCTGGTTATACCGACGCCATGCGACGCCAGGCTTGCCGGTGCGGACCCAGCGACGATCACCCGTGATGAGGTTGCCCTCACGCCACGGAATGTCTTCCAGGATCGGGTTATCCTTCGTCAGGATTTCCGCGATCTGTCCCTGCGCTTCGCCTGCTTCACCGTAAGTAGCGGTGACATCGACGAGGGTGGCAAGGGCACCATTACGTACGCCCATAATTCACTCCCTACTTCGGTTGAAATTCTGCCGAATACAATTTGCCCTCCGGCGCTTTGGGCTGGGCCACGACGCTGCCGCGTTCGAACCCACCTTCATCCAGATCGCGGCCCACGCGGGCGACGAACCGGATTAAGTCTGGATGATTGCCGAGCCCGCTTTCATCGAGCATCTGGCGGAGACCTTCGCCCTTCTTCAGACCATAATGGTCGAAGGCGCGGGCAGCGTCAGCGAGGGTGCGATCCTTATTCGCGCCGCCCAGGTCCGGGTCATTGTGGAAGGCGTCCGACCATTCCTTCCGGGTGGCGGCAGCCTGAGTCTGCATCTGGGTCCGGGCGCGCTCCGCCAGAGCAGGCATGATCTTCTCGCCATAGGCGGCGACCAGCTTCTGCGCCTGATCGTTCGACAGGCCGATCTCGCGGAAGATGGGCTCAACCACCTCGAAAGAGGCTGTGTCGAACTCCTGACCTTCCGGTGCGCTCAGTTCATATTTCTCGGGTGCTCCAGCAGGCGCAGCAGTTTCCTCTTCGCCGTCCTTGCCTTCCGGGACTTTGTCGCCTTCCGCAGTTTCTTTTTCGCCTTCATCGCCTCCACCCAGGAGCGTCGATCCATCATCATTGCCCCCATCGGCAGCAGGCGTTTCAACGGCAGCGGCAGGATCAGCGGCGGCATCAGCCTGAGCCGGATCGACGGGCGCGGGGTCGGTCACGACGCCAGCGGTTCCGGCATCATGGTCGGGCGCGCGCAGGAAGCGGCCAGCACGGCGCTCCATCGGCGTCATGCGCATCAGCGCGAGGGGCGCGCTACTCAGAATCAGTGTCTTCTTGGGGTGTCGCATTTTCGGTCTCCTTGGGATTGGCTTCGCTCAGCACACGGACGAGAACTTGCTCGATCGTCCCACGCGGCAGTCCGCGCGCGGCTTGGCGAAATATGTCCAACCCCAGAGACCTGCGGGCTTCTCGGTAGGCGAGAAGCGTTGCGTCGGCTCCATTGGCTGGTATCCCTATACCCGCGTCGCGATACATCTGCAAGAGAAAGCGGCGGAAGGCGGGCGTCGCCATCAGCTGCTGCATGTCGAGGTCCAGTTGGTTCGGCTTCATCCGCCAGTCAGCCTTTGCAAGAGATTGCCGCCATCACCGGTATCGGCTTCTGAGAGCAGGCGGGCAGCGTCTGCACCCTGCTGCATAGCTGGGGCCATCGCGGCGGCCTGCGCCATCTGCTGCTGGCGGGCGCGGTCACTGCGAAGCTTGTCCCGCTGGCGTTCGTCCCGGAGACCTGTCGCCGGAGCGCCTGAGCGATCCCAATAATCGCGGACGATTGCATCAGCATCGACGTTGTCCAGCGCTTCAGGCCACGCGCCCGCCATGTTGCCGACGAAACTGACAGCGCGCTCGGTCTGGCTGATGCCGAGCATCTTCTGGGCTTGGGCGAGAACGGACGTGAAATCGACCTGTATCTCCATGCCCTCGATCTCCTCAGGGGCCGGAGGCAGTAGACCGCCACGCTCAAGCAGACCGAACATGCGATCGAATCCGATCTGGAGAAATTCGCTGTTCGCGCGGTCGGTCACCGGGCCCAACTGGGTCAGCTGCTCCTCATGGCGACGCACCAATTCCTCGACATTGCGAGGTTGGACGCCGTCCATGTTGGTGATCGCCATGAAAAGATCGGCATAGGTCATGCGGTCGATGGCCCGGCGCGCATCGTCCACGTCCGCATTGATGGCGGCGATGACCTGATACGGGATCTCATAAATGGGCTGGATGCCCTGCGTCATGTCGACAGCCGCGACGGTCGTGTGCTGGCCTGGCAGCATGGAGACGCGGTCAATCGAAGGAGGTCCCCACGTCGGAGGCTTCACCGCCATATCGGTCGCTTCGCCCTTGCGCTTGGACTGAAGCTGAAGCGCCCGCATGTCCGGCAGCGCCTTCTTGCCGCGCCCGGTCCCGAAGATGTCGCCGCCGATGGTTTCCCAGCGCGGAGCCATGAACGGCTGCTCGTGATAACCCTCGATCGCGAGAAACCGCTTCTTATCGTCGCAGTCAGATTCCCACTTCATCGAGCGGATAGGCATGGAGATGCGGCCGATCTTGCCCGGCACATAGGCGGGATTCGGTTCGATCAGTTGGTTGACGACGAAGGCGCGCTCATAGTTGCCGCCGTCCCAAGCCTCTTTGACCTGGCGGCTGACACGGTCCCAGTGGAGCGTCTTGCTGTCGTATCGATCAGCCGCATAGGTCGCGACCATCTGGCGCGCGGTGAGGGTATAGCTACGGCACAGACTATCAGGCCGCCGATCCTCGCCAACGCTGATTGAATATTCGCCAGCGGTGAGCGGATGGGTGACGGAGATGAGGCTGTCATGCTTCTGCATGATGCAAGCGCCGGTCCCGAAGACGGCCATTTCCATGTAGCAGCTGAGCGCCGCCTCATAGAAATTGGACAGGGAGAAGGCGGTATAGAGCAAATCGCCCACCTGGCTGAGCCAGAGGCGCACAGGATAATACTGGTTCAGGTCATCGTCGGCCAGTTTGGGCTTGAACCAAGGCCGCGAGCGCGAGGAGAGGCCGGACAGCATTCCGTTGCCGCAAATCTCGAAGGACCGGATGCTGTGACCGTCATAGAGGTTGCTCTTGACGGATGCAGACTTGTGCTTGCCCTTGTGATTTTCAACGATGGAGCGACCGCGTTGAGGCATGCAGAGGCCCGCGATCTCATACCATTCAGCGTCACACTCCTTGCGCTGAGCCATCATTGCCTTGAAGCGATGGTCGCAATGCTCGCGCAGCTTCTCGTCCGCCGAGGTGCGAAGGGAAAGAACCTCCCGCTCCGCCATTAGACGCCCAGGACGTTGGTGGTCGCCGGGCCTGCCGTCTGGTTCACCATCATCGCGGCGGCGAAGCCACGGCGGCGGGCATCACTGTCACTGAGACGGGCGCGCACGTCACCTTGAGGGGGTTTTGCTGCCTGCCGTTCGGGTTGTGTGGGAACGTCTGGAGTGCCGCCTACGCACATATGTCACCTGCCTTGTTGCAGGTGCTGGCCTACTATGGCGCGGGCGACTCACTCCGGGCTTTGCACAGACTATGTCAAAGCCGACCTGCTGAGCGCCTGATCGATTGCATCCTTGATTTCAGATAGACCAACTCGCCCTAGGTTATAACTGCGAAGAAGCTCCGCATCGGTTAGGCTCAGGACGTCGCTCAGCGTTACGTCCATCGATCTGGGAGAAATGTTTATCAGGGCGTTCTTCACGCGAACAGGCAAAACCTCCCGAGAAATTTTATGGATGGGAGTGTTCAGATCGAAATCAGTTACTTCGCTGGCGCGCATTCGATGGCGCTCGACGAGTTGCACGGCCCGAGTAGCCGAGCATCCCATACGCTTACCGACCTGCACGAAGGAAAGCCCGTCGCCTCGCAGCGCAGCGGCCATTGCCGCCCGATCGAAGCTTTCACCCTGACCTAAAGGAAGTTTCCCGCCGCATTTGAATCCTCGCCGCGTCATGATTTAGTCCCTTAGTTCCGAATAGCGATCATAGTTTCCAGCTCCAACCCCGCGCGGGAGGTAGCTGGCCGGGTCTCGGCTTTTCGGCACACGCGGAGCAACAGGTTGGGCGAAGGTACAGGCGAGCGCATCGCCATGGTCTGGCGAGGGAAGCCCCCGCGCCTTCATGTGCTCCTTCTTTTCGAGTACGATCCGCTGATCCTGATCGAAGGTATATTCGGGATTGGCCAGGTCGTCCTTCAGTTCGTCATCGTCCGGGATCGCGCCATGCTCCAGCCACGACCGCATGGAGCTCCATATCTCCGCGCGCTTGTTGGCAGTGCGGATGCGGACCCCGGCCGCCCATTCCGTGTCGCGCCCTTTGCCCCCGAAATTCACTTCGATGATCGGCGTCCCCGGCAGCAATTGGCGGAGGCGATCAACCACGCCCGCGCCCATCGCGCCCACGTCGACCATGATGGCGTCCGGGTGGTCCTGTTGCGCGTCCAGGGCGATGTCGCCAGCGAGCGTCATCGTGTCGACGCCCCGCCATTTTTTCCACGGACGCGACCGAGCATCGCGGCCCTGTCGCTTCGCAAGCACTGAGGCGTCGTCACCAAATCGGGCGCAGTCAACGCCGTAGATCAGCGGATCATTCACGAGCACCACGGGCTGGCGCTGCCGTGCCGCCTCGACCAGATCGGAGCCGATGAACTGCATGGATGACGCAGACGGGAACAAGCCCCGGACGCGGACCTTCACGATGTCGCTGTCCGCCCCGTATGTGTCGACCATCTCCTGAAGGAATTTCTTGTTGGTTCCCTCGACCGTGCGGCTGTCGATCTGGAGCGTCTTCCACAGGTGGCGATAGCGCCCGAAGCACTCGCGGAATCTGCCCGTGTTTTGTGTCGGGTTGCCGAACGCCAGCCAGATGATCTCGGTGTCTTCGTCGGTCAGCGCGCCCTCCGTCACCTCCCAGACCTTGTCCGCGATCTTGGACGCCTCGTCAAAGATGATGACGATGCGCGAGCCCTTGTTGTGGAGACCGGCGAAGGCTTCCGTGTTGTGCTCAGACCATGTGACCGCGTCGCAGCGCCAGCTTTCTCCGAAGCCGTTGAACAGCGAGAACAAGCCCGTCTTCGTCGCCTTCCACCAGCCTGCGGTGATGGACATGAGCCGCCATTTCAGCACCTCAGGCCAAGTCTTCGTGCGCACCTGCGGCTCAGTGTTGGCGGTTACCACGACGCGCGTGTTCTCGCAGGTATCGAGCGCCCAATCGACAATCATGGAAATGCCCGCAGACTTCCCGATGCCGTGACCGGACGCGATGGCAATGCGCAGCGGGGTATATCGGGTCTCCGGGTTCTGGAGGTGCAGCCCAATCGCGCGGAGCACGTCAGCCTGCCAGATGCGTGGGCCGGTCACATCAGCCAGCTTCCCTTCACACCATGGGTAGGCATAGAGCGCATAGCCAAGCGGATCATGCGTGAAGCCTGCGATGTCTTCCGCCAGCATGACCTCTGGCGCGGTCTCTTCAGCGGGCTGCATCGGAAACCCTCTTCCGCCGCTCTGCGATCACGTCGGCCAGATTGGTAACGGTCACGTCGACCTTTTCCTTGAAGGCTTGCACATCGACATGCTTGCCGATCAGATCGACGCGCTTAATGCGGTCGGACAGCTTCACCTTGCGGACGGTCGCATATTCCGGTCGCCCGGCTTCATCCTCGCCGATCTTCTCCTGCACAGTCTCAATGCCGGACACGAGACCCTGCCGCCATATCAGCGGCCATTCATGGACAGACTTCAGGTTGCCGTGTTCATCGTAGAGATCAGCCATGTCCGCTTGCGCTTCATCAGCGAGGCGCGTCAGCACCCAATCGCTATCGACCTTCGTTCGCTCAGCCCTCTCCGCCTGGGCGGCAGCGACGGCAGCAGCAACCTTAGCATTGCTTAGTAGGCGCGACGCATTGACCTCCGCCGCGTTGCCCGTGGCGGTATACCCAGCGCGCTTGTATGCGGCCGTCGCGTTCATATCGATCAGATACTCGCGGACGAATGCAGCCTGCTTGTCGGTGAGCGACATATCTCCCCCTAAATCCTTCCCCGGCGCGCGGCGGTTCGTTGCACAGTGTTGCGGTTGATCGACGCCACCAGGCGGTCGCACATGTCGCAGAAGTCCGGGTCCATCTTGCGGAGGAGGCGGGCCCGGTCATAGCTCCGCACGATGACGGAATGATCATGGTTCAGGGCGCGGCCGATCTGCACGAAAGTCGCGCCGATGTAGTTGCGGGCCACCCACGAGATTGCATGACGTTGCTCGCAGACGATCATGTCGCGGGCATCGGAGCGGATCATCTCGACGCCTTCGCGACAGCCTCCCATCTCGAAGACCAGCTTGCACACTTCGACGGGCGCGCAAGTGACCTCCGCCAGCGCCTGAGGGCTTGAGTATCGGTCAATCACCCGGCTCGGAAACAAATCATCCACTATGCGGCCCTCGCTCTTATTGCTCGTCGTCGTGCTATGACCGCTTCACGCATCACGGCTCCAAGGGCGTCAGCCAGGCAGGAGGGTTGCGGCAGGTCGCAGTGAAATCCGGAATTGAACCGCTCATCGTAAGGGATCAGAGCGAGGTCATCGCTTTCCCGGGTCGGCGCGCATGAGGCGTCACAGGACTTTTCGCACTCGCCGAGCGAATACCACCAGCCCGGCAATGCTTCCCTAAATCGGGCAATCATGGCCTCCAGTCCACGTTCGGCGGGCAGACGATCGCTCACGCGGGCCCCTCTCCCACGACTCGAAGCCGTGGCTCATGTTGGCCGCACCATTGGCCATCCCATGTTATCGGCCACCAAGCCGCATGCGCAGCGTCGCCAGAATGCGTGTGAGCGCCAACCGGGGACGCATACCCAACCGTCTGCGGCGGATTGATCCGGCATTGGCCGGTCCCGTCGGTCACCTCATCGAAGTTGGCATCGGTATAGACGCCACCATCCGGTGAAAGGCGGTTCCAGAAGCGGCAATTGTCGCAGGTGCGGGTCATCTCAGTCATTCCCATCTCAGTGCTTCGCGAAAAATCCGGGCGGCGGGCCAGGCATGTCCATCTGGCGGTAGCGCTCAGCCGTGGCGCGGCTCAGGGCGCGGGACGCATCTTCCTGCTCACCCACAGCACGGAATCGGCCGTTGATCCATTCCACCGGCTCAGACGGACCATGATCCCGAGCCGCGACGATTGCCGCCAGCGTGGCCGCATCGCCCTGCTCCTTCCGCCACTTACCAATGATCGATCGCGCCTGCGTCGCCTTCCGGCTACCGACCGTCAGCAGCGCAACACCGATGTCGAAAATGGCTTTTACAGGATCATCAGACGCCGCCTCGGCGGCACTTACTTTAGTAAGTGTATTGGGTGTGGGTATGGGGGTTTGATTTTCGTTGGCGTTCCGTTGCAACTTAGCGTCAACGGATGCTGCATCCCTATGCTGTCTTTTCAATGCCTTAGCCTTCGCGCTGGCTAACCCGGCCTTGCTCGCGTTCTGTTTGCGGGATTGCAGATGCTGGAACTCATCTTGGAGCCTGGCCTGATGCCAGAAGCCATCTCGCACTCGGAAGAATTGCTCCAGTGTCGGGCGCATCTTGCGCCACTTATCGAGGGTCAATTTCGTGTATCGGGCGAGGCGCGCGTCATCGTCCGGCAGGCAGCAACCGGGGGACCGCCAAGACGCCATCAGCAGCAGCAGATAAGCGCCATGCTCCGTCGTGGTCAGGTGCATCGTGTCCGCCAGATAGGCATCGGTGAACAGGGGGAGGGAAGGAAACTCAGCCATGGTCGCCCTCGCTGGATCGGTAGAAGTCGGAGCCGCGCACGGCAGAATATTCGCCGAAGAACCAGCCAAGGGTCCGCGTCGGCGGCGCGTTGCGGCGTTTGGGAACGATGAACTCGACCCGGTTGCGGACGGCTTCCATATCCTTCAGCCAGTCCTCATATTTGAGCCCGAACTCGTCGGCTGGCTTCTGGTGACGGAGATATTCCTCCTCGCGGTAGAGGAAGAAGATGGCATCCGCGTCCTGCTCGATCTGGCCGCTTTCGCGTAGATCGCTGGGCATCGGGCGCTTGTCTTCCCGCTGCTCGACGCCACGGCTCAGCTGCGCCAGAGCGAGGACGGCAAGGTCTTCATTCTTCGCGAGGGTCTTCAGCCCCATGCTGACCTCGCTGACATGCTCGTAAGGCGACATGCCCGCGCGGCTCTTCGCCATCAGCTGGAGATAGTCAATCACCACCAGTTCCAGCTTCTGCCCCTTGGCGGCAAGCCTGCGCTTGTGACGCCGGACACGCCGCCCGAGCATGGCGAGCGTCAGGCCACCTTTATCGGAAATTTCTAGCGGGATTTCATCCAGGCGGGCCTTCGCTCGCTTGATCGCCTCCAGATCCTGCCCCTTGACCTCGCCGTTGAGCACGTCCTCGTAGCGAACGCCGCCCCGATTGCTGAAGCACAGGTCGGTCAGCATCCGCCGCGTCAGTTCCTCGCCGGACATCTCCAGACTGAAGAGGATCACCGGATGACCGAGCGATGCAGCGCCGAGGGCATAGCTGCATACCGTTGCCGTTTTCCCCATGCCGGGGCGACCGCCGCCAACGATCAATTCGGAGGGGCGCAGGAAGCCGAGCGCCTTGTCCAGCGAATTGATGATCCCGCATTTGACGCCGACGACGGGCTTTCCGAAGCTGTCGATCACGCGCTGAGCATATGTCCCGGCAGGCGCTTGGTCCTGCTGGACACCTTCGTCGGCAAGCTCAGCGACTGCCTCGTCCGCCAGCACGATCAGATCGTCGCAGGTCTCGCTTCCGCTCCGCGTCGCCTGAATGACCTCTTGCAGCCCTTGCACCATGCGACGGCGGCGGCCGAGATCACAGACCTGCTCCAGATAGGACTTCGTCCGCTCGCGCGATCCCGCATTGAGATAGGCAGCGGCAAGCACCCGCTCAAGGCGAGGCCATCCTTCGTTATTGCTGAAGAAGGGCGCAAGCGTCACAGCGTCGACCGCTTGGCCGAGCGCCGTTTGTTCGACCATCTTGGCGAAGACCTGGCCGTGCAATGGCACGGAGAAATCCACCGGACGGACGCGATCGGCAGCGGGATCGATCAGGCGATTGTCCGCCAGAAGGTCGCTGATGAGGCTGATTTCCGCTTCAGGGTTCTGAAGTGGATTTGCCGTTTCGGCCTGCGCGACCTGTTCACTGATGCCGCTCATGACCGAATGCCCCGCAACTGATCGTTCCAGTCCTTGAAGGCATCGGCGGGGAACGTCTTGTCCACCGTCAGCCCGAGTGCGAGATCAGCTTGCATCGCCCGTTCGGCGGCGGCGCGGCCCGCCTGCCCATTGTCGCCAGCAACGCAGACATGACGGACCCATGGGGGATAGATCAGCTGGGCGAGATTGGCAGTTCCGCAGGCGGCCCAGACCGTGCGGCCCGTCTCCTGTCGGAGCGTGAGCGCGTCCTCCGGGCCTTCACATTTCAGGATGCTTTCGGACTTGGGGCCAAGCCGAAATGCAGCGCCTGTCAGGACCCCGAACGTGAGCTTCGCCTTGGCCTTACTGCCATCCGCGCGGACCCGCTCATACTTGCGTCGACCGCCATCAGCGAGGAAGATGCACTGGACACCGACGAGCCTACCGTCAGCATCGACCAGCGCGCAGGCCATTGCCGGATGGTCGCGACCAACTTCCCCGGTATCGGCATTCCGATAACGCGGCGTCATCACGAAGCGCACCGATGGCGGAAGGTCCATCGTAATTCCGCGCGACCTGGCATAAACTTCAGCCGGTGTTCCTGCTGGTGGGAGCGATGCGGCCCAGATCGAACGAGCCAACCCGATCCGCTCAGCAGTTTCGCGAGCGTCCGCTTCTTTGCGCCGAACGCGCTCCTCATCCGAAATTGTCGGGAATGTGTCGCCGGTCAGGGCTTCGAAAGCGTCGCGGAAGCTGAGCCCATCCTTCTGCATGAGAAAGGTCAGCGCGTCTCCGCTCGCGCCGCAGCCATGACAATGATACGCACCCTTGTTGTCGTTCACTTCAAAGCTGGGCGTTTTTTCCGAGTGAAATGGGCATAGCCCGACCATTTCGCGCGCGCCGCGCTTACGCAGATGCGTGTGGCGACGAACGACATCGGATAGGTTATGCCGCCCCTTTGCCTCATCCATTCGGCGCTGGAAATCCGCTGCGTCAGCGGCCGACCGCTGCGACCGGCTATTTCGGCCCCCCGCCATTCCGATCATGCTGCCTGGACAGCCAATGGGTAAATATCGGGCCGGAGCAGATGCCTGCTGATCCCGGTTCCCGCCTCTGCCGCCAGGACGTAGTCAGCTGGCAACACCTTATGCTGGTTTAGCCAGTTCCAGACGCGCTGTTGCGACACGCCGATCATCCGGCCGAACTTCGTCTGGCCGCCAGCGGCGGAGACCGCCGCCTCGAATGCTTCATATGGGGACATGCAAGAAAGGGGTAACCATCCTTCTACCGTAATTCAACAATAAAATTGTTATAGTCCCCGATCGTTACCGGGGGATATAAAGCGTTATGTCGAAAGCTACTTCAAACTTTGTTGAGACCGCCGCCCAAGATATGCGCAAGCGTCGTGGCAACCTCGGGTGGTCCACTGCCACGCTGGCTGAAAAGGCCCGCGCGGTGGCAGAACTTTACGGTGACGATCTGAAGCTCAGCCAGCAAGCAATCTCCCAGTTCGAGCAGGGAAATGCGAAGCGCATGCCGAGCTGGATGCGCTATGTCGAGCAGGCGCTAAATGACGCGATAAATGAAAGCATCCGCCAAGCCCAACATGAGGATTTCGAGCGCGCTGGCTCCGCAGTGTTCGTGGAGGCTCTCCCGACCTACGTAGGCGCTGGCGGCGGCGGCACCGGGGAGGGCGAGGTCGAGCGCGCCACCTTCTCCAAAGCCCTGGTGGAATATGAGCTACGCGCGAAGCCGGAGGACTTGCTGGCGATCCAGATCGAAGGCAACTCAATGTCCCCGGATTTTCAGTCGGGCGATCAGCTGCTGGTCGACAAGCGCAAGACATCGCTGGCCCAGCCTGGGGCCTTCTGTCTGTGGGACGGTGACGGCTATGTGGTGAAGTATCTTGAGAAGATACACGACACTGAGCCGCAGAAGATCAGGGTCATCAGCCGTAACGAAATATACCGCACGGTTGAGCGATTAGCCGAGGAAGTTCAGATACTTGGGCGGGTCGTGTGGTTCGCCAGACGGGTTTAACCGCTTTTCAACAAATATTGTTGTTGCCTTAACCGCAAAAACGGTTATCTCTTGCTCATCACCTGATCGCCTCCGGGCCGAAGACGGTGGTGCAGGCAGGAGTTTTCTGGCGTCCGTAGTCCTCGGTAAGGGCACACGCACAGTCTCTCCTGTCGCTTTAGACACAGGAGACCCCGACTATGCCAAACGGCAACCAGTCGCGGAGCGATGACGCTTCGCGAGCAGCAGAACTGCGCCCTGAAGCAGCGCCCACATCCAATCTTACCACTTTTTGCCGCCTCCTGGGATTGGCAGATGCATATCACGATGAGGCAGACGCAGCCTCGTCCCTGAAAGCCTTCAAAGGCTTCCACCAAGTGCAGCGGACGGCTTACGATTCCCTCTGTGAGGGCCACCTCGAACTGCTCAATGTCCTGCCCCAGCCGGGTGGCGAAGATATTCTCGTCCTCGCAGGCCACGCCGCCATGATGGCGAACGACATCTCGGACTTCGCTCCCGAGGGTAACGAATACGTCAAGCGCTTGCTTTCCGGCATCTCGATGGCCCTGATCTCTATCAGCGGCACTATTGCCGAGCAGCGCCCGGAAGACGTGGCGAAGATCGCTGAGCTCTGGCCTGAACTGGGCCGTTCGATCCGTCGCGACATTTCGACGGTCGAAGCCTTCCGCCCAGACATGGGGGATCGCTGACGTGGCGCAGCAACTCACCTCAATCTTCACCGAAGATCCAGCGCTGCCGCTGTCATGGGCTAAGGCTATCCTTGCTGTCCACGCGCGCGCTTTCGAGGCGGAGGACGCGCTCTACCGATCCCAACCGATCGGCAGCAATGCGGGGGTCATCGAGTTCGGATGCCTCCGCCATTCCGTCCACGCAAATGTGCTCGATGCGGCTCACGCGCTGATCGAAACCGCCGAAGCCCTCCAGGACATGAAGGGAGCCTGACATGGCTTTCCAGTTCACCCGTTGGGGAAACCCCGACATAGCCACTTGCGCTTTCAAGCTGCCGGATATGCCGTTCGGCATCAGCCACGGCCTGCGCGGCGCAATCGACGCCTACTGTGAAGCACTACGAAATATCGGCGACACGGAAGCGCAAATTGCCAAACTGTGCGCCCAGGTTCTGCGCTTCGAAGCCAATGGCCTGCCCGACACGGTCGCGAAAATCCTGATCCAACTGCATCGGGACAATGCAGGTCTGGACGGCGACACTCTGCTGCTGATCGCCCCTGGCGGTGACCCCAAAGCTTTCGCGGCGAGCGAAGCAATTCTTGATGATCTCTATCGGTTGATGCCGCAGGACTGGGTATCCGCCCGCGCGCACTATGAATCCGCGCTGGCTGCTGAGAACGAATACGATCGCCGCGTTTGGAAGCCTGCCTGGGAGACGAGCGAAGCAGGCGGGCAAAAGGTGTCCAAGCTGATCAATGAAGAGATGGAGCGGCTGCAAGACATCCGCTGCAACGCCGAGAATATTCTTCTGGACGTGCCCGCTCCGGACTGGCCCGCGTTCGCTTTCAAATACCTGATCTGCTTCGATAACGACCGCGACCTCAACGGCTACCATGAAGACCTTTGTGCCGAAGCGAAGCGCCTGCTGGCGGAGGTGCAGTCATGAGCTGGATCATGATCAAGCAGCCGCATCCGCTGGACGCAATCTGGCAGATCGCCAATGGGCGCCACGAGGCTGCGCGCGAGGCGCTAGACAGTCTTCCCGAAACTGCCACGCAGGAAGAGGAAGACGCGGCATCCGACGCGGTGACACAGGCTGAACTGGCCATCCTCGCTCTACCAGCCCGCAGCATGGATGATTGCATCATCAAGCTGATGGTCTCCGGCATGGAAACGGGAGACGTCCTCACCGTCATCAACCCCTCCGACATCGTCAATGAAATGGTCAAGGTGCTGGACGAGGCGTGTCAGCGCGGCAGCAACTTCATGAAGGAGCGGGCCGATGCTTAACACGCGTAGCACCTGCCGCAACTGCATCCACTTCCTCGTAGGTGGGGTGAACGGCTCCAGCCGTGCGCCAGCCGAACTGGAGCGCAAGGATGGCGTAGGCCTTTGCCGCCGCTACCCCCCGGGCTGGATCCCCGACGCTGACCTTGAGGATGCTGGCCTCTACGCTTTCCCCGCTATCCATCAGGATCACCGCTGTGGTGAGTGGCAGGATGCAAATCCGGGGATCGGCATATGAAGCCGCGCACCCATACGTGTCGCCATTGCTATCATTGGCGGCAGTTCGCTGGACCTGACACAGAAATGGCCGTGCCTGAGATCGGGCCCGCTGAATACGGTGCCTGCGAAGTCGATCCGCCGACGGTCATCTTCGGCGCAGGGTCGACGCCCCGGTCAGTGCAGCCCGCCACGCATGCGACACGCTCGTGCGCCATGTTCGACCCGCACCCTGACTGGGACGGCGACGATCACCCGTCGACAGCCAAGGTCCGCCACCTCCGCCCCGTCTCCGACCTTCCTCCTGCTGCATAGGAGCCATTTACATGCCGACCTCAGAGACAGCGACCAGCGCCTACACCGCTGAGCAGATAACCGCCTATGAAGCCTACATCAGCGCCATGGCGGAACATAACATTGTATGTGCCCGCCCTGGAGCCACTACGCGTGAAAAGATGGATGCCGCGTTCGCTGCGAGCAGGGCCTTCGATCGGTTTTGCGAGGTTGCCGGACTGAGCATCGGCCGCGTCAGCCTTCCCGCTGACAAGCGACGCATCGAACATCTTGAGCGCGAGCTTGGGCTGTTAACCGAATCCGCGCGGAGCGCCGCCGCTATGCTCGCTGGCATAGATGCGCTGGACGCCTTCACAACCATCTCTGACGGCGTGCTGCGCGCTGATTTCTGCGCCGCCTCCACGCTGCTGAACGACGCGGGCACGGTTCTCCGCGCCGCCGTCAAGCGGGCAGACGGCGAATGAGCCTCACCGTCACCCATCGGGACAGCTTCGCCTTCATGGCCTGGCGTCGCAATCCGGAGCGCGATCCTCGCTTCCGCCTTCAGACCGAGGGCGAAGCAATGGCCGAGGCTGAGCGCCTGGCGAAGCAGCGCCCCGGATCAACCTACATCGTCATGCGCGAGATCGCCCGCGTGACCTTCAGCAATTCAGTTCCAGCCGCCACGCCCCCTCAGGCGGCTGGTGGAGCCGGGCGGCGTTTGTCCCCCCAGTCGCCCGGCTCCAAAGAGGAATGCGGCGATGGCTGACCTGTTCGGTTATCCAGACAGCCCCGGCGCAAAGGCCCGTGAAACGTCGTTTCAGGCGGCGGATGAGATCGCGGACAAGGCTCCCATCCTCCGCGCCAGATGCCTCAAGGTGTTGGAGCATTCCAACGGCCTGACAGCCGATGAGGTCGCTGGGCGGCTCGGCTTATCGATCTTGTCGGTCCGGCCGCGCATCACCGAATTGGCTCATGATGGCAAAGTCCGGGACAGCGGCGTCCGTCGTTACAACGTCAGCGGCAAGCGGGCAATTGTCTGGGCGCCCGTCACCCCGGCCCGGTTGCGCAGGAGCACGGCGCGGTGAAGCCGGATGACGATATTCGGCAGGAGGTCCGGCACTGGCCAGGTGCAACGGTCCTCTTTGAAATGGGCGGCAAGCATCGCCGCGCAATCTTCAAATTCAATGGAAAGGAACGCTTTGTGACAATGCCCACCTCACCGGGCGACACGGTCCACGGACCGAAGAATAACATAGCCATCATCCGCCGCACCTTGAAGGCGCTTGGCGCAATCCGCGCCGTTCGCGAACGCATGGGGCGCCAGCGGAAGCGCCAGCGCAATCCCGGCGTCATGCAGCGCATGGTCGTGGCGGGTGAACCTGCCCCGGTCATGCCGGACCCTTGGAACCCGCTTCGCGTGATAGCCGTGAATTGTGCCGCAAAATGCGGCGAAATTCAGGTGCCGCAGAATGCTGCACCTGTCTGTGAATGCCTTTCCTGCGCATCGGACATGAAGGGCATCTATCCCTGTTTACTGGAGGAACAACAATGAACTCGATCCGCAATGACCGCGTGATCGCGATGGCCGATTGGCTGGACACGATACCGTCTGAACCGCCGTTCCACCAGCAGCCCGGTTTCGCTGCCTTCAGCGATTTGACGGACAGTGAGATTGTGGCCGTGCAGCAGGAAATGTTGCGCCGAGCGACTGCGGACGAAAATCGTATTCAGTCATTGAGCAGCCTTAGTGGCGACGAAATTCGTCGCCACAAGCCCCAGCCGATCGAAACGGCCCCAAAAGATGGCGGATGGATTCTCGGCCAAGTCCAGCAGGAGCCCAGCGACATTTACCGTCAGCCGTGGGCGATCCTGACATGGAGCGACGGCGCTGAAGTCCACGATTTCGGGTGGTATGACGATGACGGCAATCGTCACGAACCAACGCGGTGGGTTCCGCTGCCTGATCCTCAACCCTTCCCGACGGGATGGTCGCCCCCATGCGGCACGATCCGGATAGAGGAAATCACTGGCGAGGGCTGGACCTGCAACGGCAAGCCGATCGATGTGCCCTATCGTTGGGTGGTGTATATCGAGAAGCCCGATGGCTCCTATGACGAGTATAGGGAAAGCTGGCACGCTGCCACGCTTGCGGAAGCGCAGGCTCGCGCTGAGAGATGGAGGGCCAAGTTCGGCCTGCCGATTGTTACCGTGCCGCTGGACAAGAAGGTCATTCCGTTCAAGCCGGCGGTGACGAAGCAATGACCGATTTCCAGCCCACGGGCGAGGTCGTCATCTTCGTGCGCGAAGAGGGCTTCTACCCGATCCAGCTTTCGGGCCTGAAGCCGACGGCAGAGGAGGCGGCGGAACATGCCGCCTGCAACCCAGGCACGCTACGCATCGAGGATATGAGCGGCAAGGTCATCTGGCCGGAAGGGACGAAGCAATGA